CGGGCTTTGGTCCAAGAACACGCCACGATGTGTCCTTATGGTCACGATATTATATAATCAAGCTTCCTTAGGTCGCGTCTTCGTTTCAATCTGTATGTGCATGCACTGGCAGGTATCAAACGCGTGGCAGTGGTTTAGGCCAATTTCTATCCATAACCAACCTCTTAGGCGCCATCAAATCTTTCTCGCTGCTCGGCAAAGCAGACCATCCCACCTTATGCGGTTGGGTTCTCACTCGGTAATTGGCACCGAACTGCTGCCCCGTGGGAGCGGGGACTTCATGATCACGCCGAGACCCAAAGTCTCGCGCGCCATTCCTCGCCGGCGAAACGACCATCGCGAGATGAAATCGCGGAATCGTCCCATTCAGCCGTCGCGTGCGGAATGTTGTCGTATTTCGGTGGAGGAAAACAAGTCGGATACTCGCCCATGTCTTCATGCACGTACTTTGACCAATATTCTTGCCACTCAATGGGGAAGAACATCGGCATGCCCAGATCTACCGGAGAAAGGTCTTTCTTAGCGTCGTACAACGCTTCGATCTCCAGTTGTTCCTGAACGGTGATACCAAACTTCGATTCAACAATGTTTCGCGCTTCGTCGGAAACAGGTACCGGCGTAAGGTCACCATTTAGCGCCTCCAGGATGCGATCGCGTTGCCACTGCCCGAGGGTTACGCTCTTCCTCAGCAGCCGCTCAACATTGATATGGCGCGTCATACGCATACCATACTGCGCAACACTTTGCACGATCGGACAGCCCGGATACTGATGGGCAAACGACATCGACTTAGCTCTCAGTAGTTCTTTAAGTCGAACATTGTTACATTTCACGTAGAAAGGGTCCGCCCATCCGAATTCGGCGAGGACCTTACGCGGGTCTGTGACAATGGTTAAGCTGGTCGGATCAAAAACGAGTCCACAGAACGACGCAGTGTGCAACTGCTCGTGCTTCTCGATCTTAATGGTCAAGCCGAGTCGACCGAAGATCTCATCATCTATCTTCTGGTCACTGTAGAAACGAAAAAGGCCATCATCGCCTTCAACAAACCCGTCCACTTCCTCCTCAGGAATGCCAGCTTTAGAACACACGAAGAGGAAGATCATTAAGTTTGCGAATGAATTGCCGAGTGAGGTGCACATTTCACCCGACATACGCGATTGAATGCCAAGAGCAGTGAAATCTTTGTAGAACAGAGTCTGATCACTGCCAATTACTTCCGAAACGAGCTCAAAGAACTCGCGACCACCTTCAATGTCTCTCGTCATGTACTCGTAAAGTTGAAATTCAACGTCATTCATCAATACCGAGTCAAAATGAGATTCGAAAGCACTGTAGTCCGTCGCATAATAGCTGGCCCCTGCACTGTAGAGCCGCTGAAAGACATGCGCCGCTCGCTCTCGTACGGGAATTTTCTTAATGAACCACTTCATTTTGAAAAGAACCTTTTCGATCGCTGAGAAGATGGGGCCGACGATGCACTTGAAGGAATCCGACCTAGAATTGATGCCGCGCAAGTGCTTCCAAGCAACATACGCTTCAGCTTTAGAGAAACTCTTCGAGCCTTTCTCCTTCTGAGTCAAATAACCGACTAGCTTACGCCAGCACTCTCTTAACTGTTCCTTGCGCCGCAACGTGTAATTTGTCCCTTCTAACCACGTTTCGAAACTGACATCCGTTTCCAGAGTCAGTGGCGTCAAGTTTTTGCCGAGCCACGTTTTGACGAATTCACGCAGCTCAGCTCGCAATACCGGATCCGCCTTTGGATGTCGGAATGCAACCCTTTTCAACACCCCCCCGATGTTGGATGCCGTGTCTGATAAATCAGGAAACGGCAGTTTAAAGTAGAGAACATGGCACCCAAGTGAAACACACATAGGTGGCCTACGGTCAGTGTCACTCCAATTGTGAACCACAATCTTCGTGCCGCCTTTGATGGACGTAATCGGCGAGTCAAAATCACTGACGCGGTAGCCGTAGGCGACTACTCTACTTTGGGGGTCCCGAAGTTTGTCGAAAAGACACGTTTTGTCCGCATCAAGTAGCAGAAGAGTTTCGCCGTCTCGTGCGTCATATCCTCCACCTTCTCAATGGTCGGGCTGATGTTCACGCACTGAAGGGCAGCGCGAGCAAAGGCCAACGTGTCTTTCTCCAG